CCAAGCGTCGAAGGCTGCCTCCAGCGTGCCGGCGATGCGTGGCGCCCGGTTGTGGATCTCGTCCCACTGCTTCAGCGCCTCGTCAAAGTCGGTGCCCAGCGGGATGTCTGGCTTCCCCTCCGGCCGCATGTCGTAGAGGTAGTAGACGACCACGCGGCCGCTCTTGCGCTTGCGGCTGTGGGAGCGTAGGCGGGGGTGCTTGCCAGTCATTTCACGAGGGAGAGATCGACGCCGCGGGACGGCGCCACAGGGTTGCCGGCCAGCCATTGTCGGATATGGAAACGGCTGACCAGGATGCGATTGCCGCGGCGCTTGTAGGGGATGCGCTGGCGCTCGAGCTCGGCCGCCTGGGGGTCTGGCTTGGCCGTACCGGTCAGGTCCTTGACCTCGGTCGGGGTCAGGAATTCTTGGTCGAGAACTTCAGTCATGGCTTCTTCTCCTCCCGCTTCGGCGCAGACGCCCCCTCAGCCGGCGCGATGCTGGTCTTGCAGACATGGTCCTGCGGGCAGTACAGCAGGCCGCCCATCGGCGACGGCACGGCGCAGCCGGACAGGATCAGGACGACGATGGCGGCGCGGATGTTCATTTCGGCATCAGCCAGGCGAGGACGAGCGCCACGTTCACCGCGATGGCTGCCAGGATCAGCAGCGTGCGGACGATGTTGCGCCAGCGGGGGCGGTCTGGAGTCATGGTTCGCTCCCGAAGGCTTCCTCGAAGACGTGAAGGACAAGGCCGCCACCAGCCATCTGGAAGGTGCCAACGTACCGCCCGACGTTGCTGCCGAGGTCGTGCCCTGTGCCTGCGATGCGGAAGTGGCGGAGGATCGGCGGATTGCCAACCGTGATGCGCGCCCAGACAAACGGCTCTCCGTGCTGGACCTGAACGCAGAGCACGTCTGCCCCTTCAGGCATCGGCACGCTCGTCCAGTCGCCGAGTGTCAGCGGGAACTTGTAGACGCGGCTGATCGGGGCGGCGCTCATGTCTTGCTCCCCTTCGCCTTCTTGTCCATCTGCCGCAGCATCTTGATCAGATCGGCCTTCTTGAGCGCCGCCAGATAGCTGATGCCCTGCGCCGCCGCGATGTGGCGCAGCGTGCGCATGGTCATGGTCTCGTAGTTGGGGGAGGTCATGGCTGCTCCTGCTTCGTGGCGAGCATGGCGGCGACCGCTTTGTTCCAGTCCTTGATAGCCGGCTCGTCTAGGTCCAGGTTTCGCGTCTCGGCCCAGGCCGCCAGCGCGTCGACCGCTGGCGTGGCGTGTTCGCAAGATCCGAGCTTCAGTGTCTCGTCGCGCGTCGTCAGATAGCCAAGGAAGTCGAACAGCGCGCCGGCGATCAGAGCGTGAAAGCTGGCCGATTCCTGCGCGGCCATTGGTGGCAAGGCCGAGAGGCGCGGCTCAGGCCACATATGCTCTGTGACGCTGAATAGTTTGGTGTACCAGTCCGGCCGCTGTGGGCCGATATACATGTTCATGACGGCTTCGGCGTCTTCTTTTCTGGCGAACCGCAGGGCCAGATTAGCGTCCCGCGTGTAGCTAAGTTCCTTCGCGCCAAAGCCATGGAACTGGTCCTGAACGAACAGCCACGAGACTTGTCCTTTGGGCTGGCCGGGTAGGCTCCCGTCGTGCTCGATCAGCCACCCCATCTGCACCGGCTCTCCCGCCTGCACAGGCGCTGGCACAGTTGCAGCAAGCACCAGTTCCACGCCCCAAGCGTTGATTGCGCAGGCGTCGTCGTGGTCGTAGTTCGACGGGTTCAGTTCAGGGAATCGATCCAGGATCTCTGTCGGCACCAGTGATAAACCGTGCGGTGCCGCCTGCGCGGGCTGGGCTGCGAGCCGGTCATATTTATCAAGCCACTTTTGTACCCATTCCTTGTTCGGGGTGGCGACATACCCTTTGGCATCGATGGCGTTGAAGGCGCGCATCGCCGCTTGGAGCAATTCATCCGTCAGTTCAGTCATGGCTGGCCTCCTTACTTTCGGTGATGCCGTGGGCGGCTTCGATTGCGCGGGCAATTCGCAACTCTCGCGGCAGCGGCTTGCACCCCATGTCTGCCTTCCACCCGCATGCCTCGGCGATCTTCTCTTCCGTCAGCGGCACTCGCTTGGCAGACGGCAGGGGTTGGGTCGCGTTGATCGCACTGAGCGGGCGAGGGTTGCACCCGTCAAGAGGCATGCAGCCTTCTTCCGGATAGTCAGCTAGCCAGATCACATAGCCAGCCGGCTCGAAACCGCCCTCATCGTCGGAGACCGTGTTCTCGGGCGCCCATGCAATGCAGACTTCCGTCTCGCGCTGGTCTTCATCCGCGTCGAAGTCGGGTGCGGCAAATTCCAACGCCTCGCGCAGTTGAAGCGCCGAGAGGGTGATGCCGCTCGCTTGCCACGCCGGCTGGGCTCCCGCACTGGTGGCGGCGACGGCAACGGCGGCCTCGATCAACGCCGCGTCTTTGCAGTGGCTGATTCGCAGTGCGTCCATGTCGATGTGGTCGTGGGCGGCTAGCAGGGCCTCGCGCAGCGCGGTGGCTTGGGTGGTGGTGGTCATTTCGTCTGCTCGTGCTCAAGAGGGTTGAGGTAATGGCCGGCAGCCTTGCTTTGCGCAGCCGCCAAGACACGCACCCAGCAAGTAAGGGGGATGCCGTGAAAGCCCTTGTCGATGGCGCCGCGTTGTGCCGCTTCTTCCTCGCCGCGTGCCCAGCGTTGCAGGCTGTAGAGAATGACCGTGCGCGTGGCGATGTTCGCGCCGTCCTCCGTTACCGGCCAGCCGCATGCCGTGAGTTCTCGCATGCCTGCGGCGATGTCGAGTCGGTCCACGTTGCGGCCGGGTACAAGTCCGTTCCTCATGGCTGATCTCCCTTGGCTGTGGCCGGGGCTTCATCGTCCGGCTCGCAGATCGAGACATGGACAGGACCGTTGCGCATGTCGCCAGTCATCTCGCCGTGCAGTTCGGCCCGCTCGCGCCGGTTTAGGTTGCGCCACTTGGCGATGGTGATCTCGCCATAGAGCAGGCCGCGAGGGCTTCCGCGCTCACAGCTGCCGACCGAGATGCCGCGCTGGGCGCACCAAGCCTCGGCGGCGCGCATGGCCTCGAATGTTCCGGGTTGCGCAAAGGTTTCGGTGATGGTGCTCATGTCATCTCCTTGGCCGGGGCTTCAGTAGCGGTGATGTGGGCGTCACGAATGGCGGTCCATGCGTCATCTATGGGGCCGATGAAGTCGTCACACACAGACCGCTGATGAGCCAGTGCGCCGGCAATCTGCATCGCCTCGCTCAATTCCAGGGGAGCCAGCCAGAACCCAGCAGGAATGCGAGCGGCGAGGCCGGCTTCGTATGCAGAGCGGAGTTGGTCGGCGGTGAAGTAGGAGACGTTTTCCCAGGCCGGCCCCATCGAGCGGCCGTGTCGGTCAAAGGCTTCGTATTCGTTGCCGAGGCCTGAAGCTGCCGGCTCGGGCAATTTCCACTCATCACCAGAGGGCTCGGCCTTGAAGGCGGCGAGGGCTTCGCGGCCCTTGTCCAGGACATCGGGGCGCACGGTGATGGTGACCCAACGCCCAGCGTAGGGAGTGTTGCGCTTTGGGTCCGCAGTCGGGCGAGACAGGATGCCTTCCAGCGCCTCGGCCATCTTGTCGTCAGCGTTCATTGCTTCTCCTCCACCGACAAGAACAGCGGCCGTTTATCGCCATCGGTGCTGCACGTCGCGATGAAGAAGACGGTCCGCGTGCCGTCCACTGCCTGATACCTGGCGCATCGGGCGTGGATGGGGCAGCAGGTGCCAAAGCACGCTGGCGAAGTGGGTGTGATCGGCATGACGTTCATTGAATCGGTGCGCGCTTCCGGGTGTGCGCTTCGGCGAAGGCATCGCCGGCGGCGTGGTCGTCGCGGGCGGGCTTGCGGGAGACCGGTGCAGGCTTGTCCTCAATGTCGGTCTGACCCACCTCTGGCGGCCTCAGCGTGATCTCGATCTCGCGGCTCTTGAGCTTGGCCAGCTTGCCGAAGTAGGCCTCGCTCACGTCCTCGCTCTCGATGTTGAAGCGGGCCAGGAAGCTGCCGCCTTCCTTCGGGATCAGCCGCCAGTCGCTGAGCGTGCAGTCGGCGATCTCGATGTTGGATCGCTTGCCGCCCAGGCCCAGGTCGATCACCAGCTCGTAGCCGGTCATCTCCTGCTCCCAGTGCAGCGCGCCGACCTTCGCACCGATGGGCGTCAGGTTCGGCGTGTCGCTGACCGGCGGGATGCCATCGAGCGGCACCTGGCTGCCCTTAGCGCTGGCCGCAGCCCCGTTCTTCGTGAACAGGAAGGACTTCAGCGAGCCATCAAAGAACGCGAGCATGTCGTTGCTCAGGCTCATCTCGACGCTCAGCTTCGCGCCCGGGTTGTCATCGGGCTGGCGGTTCTTCTGGGACAGGACCACGACGTCCTGCAGCTTCGTCTTGGTTTTGGTCAATAGCTCGAACGTCATATGGGCTCCTGGTGGGCGGTTGAAGAAAAGATGGCGTCACCGCTGCTTCGAGTTGGTGAGGCCGGCCGGAATAGGTACAGGGAGGGGGGAGGGAAGCCGGCCGGCGCGCGCCATGAAAAACGTTGGTCAGGCTGCGGCCACCTGGGCCTGCAGGTCCTGGATCGCGAACCAGACCTTGATGCAGGCCTGCACGTCGACCATGGCGCTGTGCGCACCGACCAGCTCCTGGCCGGTGAAGTGCTTGAAGGCCTCGCCGAGGTTGGCGCTCTTGTGGTGGTTGCGCTTGGCCGCGATCATCTTGGCCGTCGGCGGCAGCTTCAGGATCGGCGTGGACAGCAGCTGCGTGCACTCGGCGCGGCCGCCCTTCCATTCGTCGGCCGTAGCCTCATCGAAGAAGCGCTTGCAGGCGATGCGCAGGATGCGCGAATCGAAGCTCTCGTTGTGGGCCACGCGGAAGTCGGCCTGCTTGTGCAGCTCGAGCAGCAGCTCGACTGCCAGCGATTCCGGGATGCCGGCCGCCATGGCCTTCTCGGTGGTGATGCCGTGGATGGCGGCGACCTCGGCAGGAATCGTCCAACCCTCGGGCTTCACGATCACGTCCAGGCTGGCCAGGGTCAGGCGCGTGTCCAGATCGACCAGGCAGGCGCCGAGCTGAACGATGTGCGGTTGGCGGGGGTCTTCGCTGGGCTCGGAAAACAAGGGCAATCCCGACGTCTCAGAATCGTAGACAAGGGCGATCTTCATGCGGTGGCTTCCTTTCGTTGTTGCCAATAGGCGAGCTTTGCGGCTCTGATGCGTTCCTTCGCCGACTCAGGCATTGGTCGCCCTTTCGTCGAAGGTGGGACGGGCTTGGCGATCTGCCCCGAAGCGATACGTTCCTTGCGACTGGACGAAATGCGCTCGCGCGAAACCTGGTTGTGCGTCTTGCCAGTCCAGTCCGGGCGCGGGGGAGGTGATCGACGGCCTTCGGCGATTGCGAGCCTCAGGCTTCGCGAGATGCGGTTCTTCGCTTCTGCTGTGTGCTTCGATCCCGTCTTGTGATGACGGTTGTGCTCGGCGGCCGAGAGCAGCAAGAGGTTGCCGAGCGTGTCGTGGGTCCGGTCTTCGTCGTCGTGGTGCGCGTGCTCCTGAGCGGTGAGCGCTCGACCGAGCTTTGCCGCCAGCACCACACGGCTGCGGCGCACATGCAGACCGCCGCCGATCACTGGCACCCCTGGAAAAAAGCGATGCGGCCTGATGCGAGCGCGCCAGTACGGGTTCTTAGCGGTCGGCGCGTACTCGCCAATCACCTCGATGCCGTGCGGCAGCACGTACAGAGGCGGCTTGAGCGGGCGGCCCATCACGCGGCCTGGGCGACTTCAGCGCCCACGGCCAGCACATGCGCCGAGATGCCGGCGCAGATCGCCTTGAAGTCGCCCTCGCGGTAGAGACAGGCTCCGCGCTCCTTCCTGGCATCAAAGCCAAGGACGGCCAGGAACTCGGCACCGACGACGAAACCCAGGCGAGTGCAGATCTCCCCGAGCTTCAGCGTCGGCTTCTCATTGCGCAGCGCGGCCGCGGCCGGGTGGATGGCGCGGAAGGAGCCCAAGCCCACGGTTGGGCCAGCGGCGGCTGGTTGCCCTGCGCCCATAGGTCCGCCGACCGGGCTGGTGCTGGCAGGAACATCGCGGCCGGTAGCGTCGGGCGTTGCCGCCTCTGCCTTCAAAACCTGTTGCGAGTCCTGCGCTGGAATGTTCGTTGCTGCTTCGGCCTGCAGCTTGGCGGCCTCTTCGGCACGGATGCGCTCGCGTGCGTCTTCTTCCTTCTTCGCCTCGGCCGCCTTGTGGGCGTCGATGCGCGACCGCATGACCAGCGCGAAGTCGTCGGCCGCCTTGTGCAGGAGCTGGCCCCGGTCAGCGAACAGGAACTCGAAGCCGGTGGCTTGTTCCTTGTAGGCGGCCAGATTGGTGCGGATGCCGCGGGCCGCGGTGTCGGCGGTGATCTTCGACTTGGCCAGCAGCGTGTCCAGCGCGTCCTGCATGCTGTCGAAGGAGCGCAGGCCCTTGATGGCGCCGGCGAAGTCGGTCAGCGGAGCCGACAGGAAGGCCGGCGCCAGTTCGCTGTTCAGCGCGGCATAGTGCGCGGCCAGCGCATTGCGCGCAGCGACCACCGCCTCCTCCTTTACCTCGGTCTTGCGGCGCGTCACCAGTCCATTCAGGTCCAGGCGCACGCGCTTGGCCTCGGCGCTGATGTCGTCCATCGTCTTGAACAGCGCGTCGATGCTGGCCGTCTGGCTCAGCGCGTGCTGCTTGGCGGCCTGTAGGCGCTCCTCGATGTCGGCGCACCACTTCACGGCCTTGGCCGCGTCGGCGAAGTCCTGGTCAGTCTTCAGGTCGCGGTTCACGGACTGGATGGCCGTGAGCGCGGTCTTCTTGAACTCGACCAGGTTGCTGGCCGTCACCTTGCCGGTGACCTCGATCATCAGGGCTGGTAGCGACTCCGGGGCCTTGCCGGCCGGCGCCGGCGCGGCAGCTTCCGGCATTGCGTACTCGGCCAGGTCCTTCTCGAACTGGGCCCAGCCGGCGACGACCTCGGCGCGCAGTGCCAGGTCCGGGTAGTACCAGCAGTGCTGCTCTTCAACCAGTTCGCCGTCGGCATCCCATTGGCTGGCCATGAACAGTACGCGCTCGGCGCCGCTGATCAGCAACTGCTGCTCCATCTGCACGCGGTGGTAGATCGGCAGCTCGCTGCCATCGGCGCGCTCGCGGTGCGCTGGCGCGATCGTCTCCATCTGGGCGAAGCACTTGCGCAGTTCGTTGTTCAGCGCCTTGTGCTCGAAGCTGATCGTCTCGTCCATCGTCAGGCCGTCGAAGCTGGACGACAGCCGGCCGCTCGATGCCGTCACCGGGAACAGCTCGGCGCCGATGAACTCCTCGGCCAGCGGCCGCGCCAGCGCTTCGGCGCGGTGGCCGTTGTCGAAGCGCTTCTGTGTGCCGGCGTCAACGTGCTGGGCCACGCCCGTGTGCAGCTCGCGCAGCAGCTCGGCCCGGCTCTTGTAGGGCGAGACGCCCATCATGGCCGGCGCGTCGGAGGCGTTGAACTTGTTTCGGCGGTACTGAAGCCACTCAGGACTTCCCTGCAGAAAATTCATGAGTTCCATACGATTCCCTTGACGATTTTTCGGGTTTGCTCACGGCCAAGGCCGAAGAGGCGGCCGAGGTCGGCCATTGAGGTTGAAGGGCTGGCCGAATGCGCAGACCGAATGCGCGCAACAACTTCAGGCGTGGCTTTCGCGTTGTTGTTGAGCGCGCCGGAGTGATGCGTCCGGACGATGTTTTCGCGAGCGATCGCGCGCGCCTTCTCGGGATTCCTGTGCGACCAGTGGTCTGGTCCGCTAAGGGAGCGAGAACGGCCCTTGCGCACCATGTCGGTCATGTTTTCTTGGTGAGTGCCTGCAACCAAGTGATCGGGGTTGACGCACAACCCGATGTCACAGGTGTGCATCAGCTCCTGGCCTTCTGGGACTGATCCTCCGGACAACTCGAAAACGACGCTATGCGCTCTCCGCAGCTTCCCCTCGAACCAGACATAGCCGTAGCGCCCACCCGAGCCCATCCATAGCCAGCAGCCACAGAAGGGGACGCGCTGAATCTTTGATTCGATGCGCGCCGGCAGTTTCATTGCTCGGATCCTTCAGTGGCTTCCATGTCCGTGACGAACTCGTCGACGACATCGGCGGGCTCGGCCTTCAGCGCCAGCACCTGGTCCTGCTGCGCCTGGCTGAACGCGGCCTTGGTGGACAACATCGCCAGCAGATCCGCCGCCGTCTTCTTGCCGCTCTCGACCACCTTGGTCCAGGCCGGCAGGTTCTTGGCGAAGTCGGCCTCCGGGTAGGCGGGCAGGGCGGGGCGCACTTCATCGGCCGCGCCCATGTGCACCTCGGTCGGCTTCGACGGGATCACCTGCAGCTCGTCGTCGGTGTAGACGCCGAGCAGCGCATCAGGCGCATACAGGCGCGCCCAGTTGCGGGCCTGCAAATAGCCGAACTGCTGCTTCGGGTTCACCTTCCACAGCGGCGAGTTCTTGGTGGTGATGCCGGCGATCGACAGCCACTCGGTCCAGACGACGGCGTCCTCGCCGGCCGGGATGAAGCCGGCGCGGCATTCGAGGGTGTTGTTGTCGCCGCGGTACTCGTAGTGCGGGCGGCCCTTCACGGCGCCGGAGCTCTTGAGCACGGCGACGACCAGCTGCGCCTCGTAGCCCAGGTTGCCGTTGACGACGTGCGTCTTGCTTGCGACCACGAACGGATCCATGCGCCAGCGCATCGACTGCAGCGTGATCGCCAGGCAGTCGGCCGGCTTGCCGTGCAGGTGCTTCGGCACCGTGACGACGGCGCGCGACATCATGTCGCCGAAGTCCATCAGCGCCTGCATGCGGGAAGAGTCGAAGAGGAACGCCGACGGGTTGCCGATTTCAGCGGCTTCCGTGCGGGAGGTAGGGACGAGTTCAGACATCAGTTGCTCCAGAGTTGTGGGGTATCGATCGCAGCGCCGATCAGGTAGACGACCACCACGAAGACCGGAACGGTCCACGGATGGCGACGAATCACGCGCTCCAGCGGGAAGACATGCGACATGTCCACGTCGCGCGGGTCGGGCTGGTGGCAGGCCTGGGGCGCGGGGCAGCAGCCGTTGCAGGATTGGCAGGTCATGCCGCGCTCCCGTCGAACTCGATGGCCAGCAGCTTCTGGATCTCGCTCTCGATGTCGGTCGCGCGCTTATGTGCGTCGGCGAGGATGGCTTCCTTCTCGACCTTCAGTGCCTTGACCGCGCTCTTCAGCATGCTCTTGACGGGCATGACCTCGACCTTGATCTCGGCCCAGCCGACATGGCGCCAGCCGTCTTTCGCCCAGGAGCGGCAGAGCTTGCCGTCCTCTTCGATCACGCCCTCGCGGCAATAGCAGAACTCGGAGACCGCGGTCTTGCTAGGGTCGCTCAGTTCGAAGCTGGTGTGCTTGTTCACCAGAACCGCAGAGCGGCCAGTGATGGTGATGGTTTGGTCGCTCATTGCTGCAAGGCCCTCGCCAAGTCGTCAGCGTGGAACTCGGCATGAACCCCAGCCCGCACCGCAATCCAGCGCGCGGCGCGGAACTGCACTTGCTCGCCCTTGGAAGCAGCGGACACGATGCCCAGCAGCTCGGCCAGCGCGTCATCGCCATCCTTGCCAGCGAACAGGTCGCTGACGGCATCGACCAGCGTCATCGAATGCAGGCCGCCGATCTCGTCAGCGAAGCCCGGCGTGCTGACCTTCGCCAGCCTCGCATCGCCGCGCATCGCGTTCACGAACTCGTTCGCCAGCAGCGTCAGCGCAGCCTCGTGCAGCGATTGCTTTGGCTCAAGGCGGGCCGCGAAGTTGTTCTCGGCGCGGGTGACGGGGCAGTGCAGGGTGTTCATCTGGGCCTCCAAGGCGCTGGGGTGCGCGTTGGAATCAATGTAGCAAAACTTTGCGCGGCATACAAGCAAAGTTTTGCGCGGCAATGCGAACAGACGCAAAAAAGCCCGCACTGGGCGGGCTGAGCAGGGCTGATGCGGCGGCTATTTAATCAAGTCAGCCGGGCGCCATAGGCCGGTGAGCAGGTACTGGAACAGGACAAGCAGAAGGCCCGATACGAGTGCCGATCCGACCCATGCGCCGACGTCGCCGCCCGAGATGTTGCTCGTGACAAACAGAGCACCGATGGCCCAGGCCGCGCCGATTAGGGCCCAGAGTACCCACAGCACGATGCAGAGTCGCTTCGTGAATGGCCTCATCGTTCAATCACTCCCTGTGTCATTTGTCGATACAGCGGAATTGAAGTGAAGCGCTACCCTGCCGAACAAATGGCTTCGCGTCCTTGACCTCTGCGCTCACCGTTTCGACTGCCTTGCTGGACTTGGCGCAATGGGCGTTGGCCTCGGCATAGATGTCAGCCCGAACGCCATCCGGCGTGCCGAAGATGCCGGCTGCGCTTTGCTTCGAGATGAGGAAGACGTCCTTGTCGGTCTGCACAACGCCCGTAGAGGCGCAGCCGGCGAGCGCGGCAAGTGTGACGACAACAGCCGTGATTCGAAAACTCATAAATCCTCCCTGTGTACAGACTTCATGAAACAGCAGCTCCTTAGTTTTCGGCAAGCACGCGATTCATCGTTCAACACCAGCGCGTGCTAGCGCGAGACCTTCGCGTTTCTTTCCTTGCGCTGCCGCTCCTGCTGATTCTTTATCTCCAACTCGATAGCATCTAAGACTTCATCCGTCGATGGCTTCTTTCCTGATGACCGAAATGCTGCCGCGACAGACTCTGCCGCGGCCACGGCACTGATCGCCACGTCAAGAACGGGCTTCGGCGTGGAGAACATTCCGTCCCCTCTCGCTGGCGACGCAATGGCAGGCTCGATCAAGGTCTCTATTTCTTTGACTACTTCGGCATCGTCGGGGTTGTTCGCCAGTCGATGCAGGAGGTTTCCCACAATATCGCGGCGGGTCGCCGAGTGCGGACGAATCATGTCACTGAGGACAATGACTGTTTCTCCGGCAGTTAGATACTTCTCGATCAACTTCATCGCCGTGGCGGTCTTGCCGGTGCCTGGCGCGGCATGAATCACAAAGCGGCGGCCCGGCTCGGACAGAACCCTCTTTTGGAGATCAGAAAGAACCTCCTTCTGGAACTCCGTCAGCAGGAGAACGGACGGGACATTGAGAGCCTCTGCCAACTTCTCCACCTCGGTCAGCTTCGCCGAACGCTCTTTACCCTTGTCGGTCGGGTTGTGGTCTGTCTTCAGGTAGTTCGCCAGGGTGCGAGGCGATAGGCCGGCCTTCTTGCCCAGCTGGTTGGCGCTGAGTTTTCGTTCGGACATCAACGCCGCCAGGTTCTCCGCCAGCTGTTGATTCAGGGTCTTTTTCTGCATCGCAATACTTTGCTAGAACTGCTGCGCAAAGTGTTGCTAGACTAGTGCGCAAAACTTTGCGACACTGGCGCTATGAGCACCCAACTTGACACGGACGTTCGAGCCGCACTCGAACAGCGGCGCGGCGAATGGCAGACGATTGCCAAGGAGTCCGGCGTCAGCTACTCCTGGATCTCCAAGTTCGTCAACGGCCACATTCCGAACCCCGGATTCGGCACGCTGAAGGACTTGCACGCCTATCTGGTCGCTGCCGACTCCACCGCCAAGGCGGCCTGAGTCATGCGCGAAGCGCACGATCACCACCGCGTGACGCCCGAGGGGCGCGCGCTGGGCGAGCAGACGGCCCGGTTCGCTGATGCCGAGTGCGCCATCCTGGCGCTGGCTGGCGAGCCCGACGAACGCTGCAAGACCTGCGCATTCCGTGCCGGCACCGTGCCAAACGGCTGCCTGCAGACCCAGTCCGACGCCTTCAAGGCTGTGGCCGAGAACGTGCCGTTCATGTGCCATCAGCACCAGGACGCGCACGGCCGGTACGACCGGATCTGCCACGGCTGGTTCGCAGTCCGGCGCATCGCCGATCGTGCGGAAGCGGCCGGCAACACCATCTATCCCGAGTGGATCGCCTACCAGCTCGGCTGCACGCTGGTGATGGTGAAGACCGAGGCCGAGCGGCGGGCCGACGAGGCCAACAAGCGTGCGGAGGTGGCCGAAGCCAAGGCCAAGCTGCTGATGGAGTTGCTGGCGGGGAGGGTGGCGGCATGAGTCACGCCGAGTTCATCAGTTGGGCCTCAGAAGGCCATAAGGACGCGATGGGCCGGCGCTTCAGCAACTGGCTTGTTGCCCGTTATCAAGACGACGGCCGCGTAATGCGCGACGACCACAACCGAGTTGTCTACGAGACACAGGCGGAGTGGAGCACGCGCTACGGTGCCGCGACCAACCATCCGGCCAAGACGGTGCAGGGCGATCTCTTCTCGGGGAGTGCTCACTGATGGCACGCATTCGCACGATCAAGCCCGAGTTCTTCACCAGCGAGGACATCGTGTCTCGCACCCCCTTGGCCAGGATCCTCTACATCGCGCTGTGGTGCGAGGCGGATCGGGAAGGCCGTATGGAATGGAAGCCCAAGACAATCAAGCTGCGGTACTTGCCGGGCGACGATTGCGATGTGAGCATCCTTGCGCAGGAGCTGATTGACGCTGAGATGCTGGTTCTCTACCAAGCTGACGGGGTGCTTTACGCAGCGATCCCGAGCTTCACGAAGCACCAGATCATCAACAACAGAGAAGCTCCGAGCAAAATTCCACCACGCGTCGACCACGCGTCACACACGCGTCAAACACGCGTGAAAGCGGAAGGGAAGGAAGGAAAGGAAGGGAAGGAGATAGCACGCGTCGATGACGACGGGCCGGATTCCACCTCGGCTCCGCCTGCCGTCGCCCTGATCCCGCTGATCGACGGATCCGACTTCGAGGTCTATGCGGAAAAGGCGAACGAGTGGTCTGCGGCATACCCGGCTGTCAACGTGCCTCAGAGGCTCATGGCAATCCGGCAGTGGTGCATCGCAAACCCGACGAATCGAAAGACGCGACGAGGCGTCGAGGGGTTCATCGTTCGATGGCTCAGCAAGGACCAGGACTCAGGGCGGGGTGGTCGAGACACCAGCAGCCCGAATGTCCCGCTGCAGCTGATCGGGGGTGTCTGATGCGCGGGCTGGACTACATCCGGGCCATGCGCCGCAAGGGATTCAAGCCAGCCTGCGTGAACCTCACGAACCTGCCATACGACCGGGAACTGCTGCCAGCGTGGCCTCAGTACGAACCGGTCGATGCTCCAGAAACCGAAGACCTGCGCGCCCTCTTCGGCATGTTCGTGGTCGTGATGGGCACCGATGCCGACTTGGTCGACCGCTGGTGCAAAGCCGCCATGTCGGCCGGTGCTTCGACTGTCATCGCCATGACCTACGAGGCTGACAACCCGGAAAACTTCCAGTACCGCGACTACCGCCTCTACGGATCCGACCAATGAACCCGAACGAAATTCCCGACGACATCGACTTCCGTGCCTACGAGCACGAGACCGAGCACGCCGCCAAGGTTCGCCCGGCTCGCGACTTCCTGACCACGATGATCGCCGACATTGGCAAGCCGGCTGCAAAGGAACACCTTGCCTTTCTGCCGTGGGGCAAGACGCACAAGCTGTTCGCCCTGCGCGAAGGTGAGGTGACCTGCTGGGCTGGCGTGAACGGTCACGGCAAGAGCGAGGTCACCGGAATGCTCGCCGCTTCGCTGGTGGCCCAGGGAGAAAAATGCTGCGTGGCCAGCTTCGAGATGAAGCCGCACAAGTCGCTGAACCGCATGGTGCGGCAGTTCATGAACTTCGGCGGCGAGGAAAACGACGCCCGCGGCCACTCCCAGCTCAAGGACCTGTACGAGCAGTTTGCCGCACTTTGCGCCGACAACCTCTGGTTCTACAACCAGCAGGGCACCGTAACCCCGGCCCGTGTCATAGCCGTCACCCGGTACTGCTTCAAGGAACTCGGCATCAAGCACATGTTCATCGACAGCCTGATGAAGTGCGTGCGTGGGGAGGACGACTACAACGGCCAGAAGGATCTCGTCGACGAGCTGTGCACGCTGGCTCGCGACTACAACGGCCACATCCATCTCGTGCACCACATGCGCAAGTCCGACAAGGAGACCGACCAGCCCGACAAGGGCGGCGTGAAGGGCTCCGGCTCGATCACCGACCAGGTCGACAACCTGATGCTGGTCTGGCGCAACAAGGCCAAGGAACTGAACGTCCAGGCCAACAAGCTCGTCAGCGAGGACGAGCCGGACACGATCGTCTGGTGCCGCAAGCAGCGCAACGGCACAGGTTGGGAGGGCCCCATCCGCCTTTACTTCGACCAGCCCACCAAGCAGTACACCGGCGCCCCTGGCAAAGCGATGGACATGTGCACTTGGCCGCATCGGGAATACCGGCGCCACCTCGAATGACTCCCGCGAGATCGACTATGAAGCCCCAAGCAAACCGGATCCATGCCCCCGAGCTGCGCTGCGTCCGCTGTGGGCAGACGGGACACCTCTCCAAAGACTGCCCCTGGCCGATGCTCACGCGCGCGCATTTGAGCGTTGCACTACGGGGTGCCGCATGAGCGCCGTCCTCTCCGTCCCGCAGATCGTCGCCCGCAACCCTGTTGCCCGCGCCGTCGAGCGCGCCAGGCTGAAGACCTGGTTCACGGCCATGGGCCTCGAGATCCAGGCCAAGCCGCACGGAGCGCATTGCGAATCGCTGCTGGTCGGCCTGGCCGAAGCCCTGGCAATCGCCATCAGGGCCACCGATGGCTTCGACGACCCCAGCGACGTTCGCGGCGATCTGACCCGCGCCATGGACCACCTCGTGGCGATGACCAAGGCCGACTGGGCTTGGGACTCGGCCTGCGCTGGCGAGCTGATCGAGGCGCTGGACGTCGCCGTGCAGCTGCTGATCGCCAGCGACCCGAAGGACAGGCTGCGGGCCTGGGCCTGGGTGAGCAGGGCCAGGGAGGAGACTGCATGAAGCAGCACCACCACTTCGACCTCGAAGACCGCTGCGCCGACTGCATGGTCGACCAGGGCGAGCGCTGCCACTGCAGGGAGGAGCAGCCGCACAGCCAGCCGAGCATGGTGCTCGTCATGGCCGTGGTGGCGCTGTTCTGGGTTGCGGTGGCGGTAGGGGTGAATCTGGCGCTGAAGGGGGCGCCGTGATCACGCTGACGCTTCCCTATCCGCCATCGGCCAATCGTTACTGGCGCACCGCTGTCGTGTGCGGCCGGGCCCAGACCTACCCGTCGTCGGACGCCAAGGCCTTCAAGACCGAGGTGTCGAAGATCTGCGCCCGCGCTGGCCTGCTCGATCCGATCGAAGGCCGCATCCAGCTGCATGTGCAGCTCTACCCGCAGCGGCCGCAGGACTGGGTCAAGCGCGCCCGCAAGGATCCGCTGGGCTGGGATGACGACGTGCGCTGCATCGACTTGGGCAACTGCGAGAAGGTGCTTAGCGACGCTCTGAACGGTCTGGCCTGGGCCGACGACAAGCAGCACCGCCGCATCCTCCTGGAGCGCATGGAGCCGGACGGCGAGGCGAGGGTGGTTGTGACGATCACGGCGCTGGCCAGGCCGGTAAGCCCGCAGGCCTCGCTCCTCGAAGAGGCCGCCCTGAGGTGATCACCTTGACCGTAGCCCCCCCGCGCATCGACTGGTTCCGCGTCATCGTGGAGCTGAACTACGCCGGCCTGAGCAACGGCAGGATCGCGGCAGAGATGCTGATGTCCAAGGGCTGGGTCGCCGGGCTGAAGAACGACGGCATCGAGCCGCGCTACCGGGACGGCCAGATGCTGCTCGGGATCTGGGCCGCTGCGACGGGGGCTGCCCCGGAGGATGCACCGCTCATCGACGGCGACGGGGAGGGCTGCAGGGCCCGCTCGCGCTTCCTGAAGGTCAAGTAAACGGTCGGGAAAGCTCACCCACCGGGGCAAGACACTGGCGCGGTTTCATCTCCCACCGCGAACCGGAGCCGCCCATGCCTCGTCCCAAGCCCATCATCAAGACCCCGGGTGCCCCGGTTGCGCAAGAGGATCCTGCCGTCGCCGAGGCCGACGCGGCCGAAGCCGAGACCGACATGGATGCGCTCGAAGCGGCGGCGCCTGGTCTGGATGAAGGGCCGGAGCCTGTGGCTCCCCAGCGCGAGCAAGAGCCGGCAGTGAGGGTCACGCCGGCTCAGCTGGCCGCCTTGGTCGACCAGGCCGTGGAGCGCCGCATGGGCGCCAAGCTGCCGCTGCCTGGCGTCGAGGCTGAGATCCCGGACCAGTCCGAGGTCGACCCGGACAAGATCACGCGCCCGACGCTGACCAAGCAGGGCTACGTCGTGCCGCGGAAATACGGCGAGCCGGCCGATCCGGCGATCAAGCGGGTCTGACGCCATGTGCACCGGGCTCGAAATTCTCGCCGCTGGCGCGCTGGGCCTGGGGGCCGTCTCGGCCAAGCAGGGCTACGACGCCCGCAGCGATGCGAAGAAAGCTGCAAAGAATGCAGCCGCCGACACCCGCAAGGCCGAGATCGACGCGATCAACAAGTCCAACTCCCAGATCCAGATGCAGCGCCGGGCGCTCAAAGACAACTCGTTGTTCACCGGTGCGGACAGCATCGGCGCCGCTCCGCAGACGCTCGGCGTGGGGGGCTGAATGGCCGCCATCACCGCTGACCACCTGAAGCGCCGCCTGTCTGACATGACCGGCGCCAAGCAGCTGCACATCCAGGTCTGGCAGGACTGCTACGACGTGACCTTCCCGGTGCGGGCCCAGGGCCTGTGGTCGCAGATCATCAGCGCCACGGACGCCCAGCAGCGCAAGGCGATCATCTTCGACAGCACGGCCGGCGACTCGTGCAAGGTCGGCGCGGCCTCGATCATGGGCTCCATGGTCCCGGCCAATGCGCAGTGGTTCGGCATCGACATCGGCGACGCCAGCGACGAGGAGAAGCGCTTCCTCGACGACATGGCCAAGTTCATGTGGGGCAACATCCACGCCTCGAACTTCGACGCCGAGGCCATGGATGCGGTCATCGACGCGATGGTCTCCGGCTGGTTCGTGCTCTACGAGGACGAGCACGAGGACGGCGGCTACTACTTCGAGACCTGGCCCATCGGCGAGTGCCAGATCGCGGCCTCGCGCAACGGCGGGCGGATTGACACGGTCTATCGCCGCTTCGAGCTGACGGTCAGCCAGGCAGTGGCCACCTACGGCCTGGACAAGGTCAGCGAGACGGTGCGCACCAAGTACGACAAGGAGGACTTCGAGTCCAAGGTCTGCTTCGTCCATGCGATCGAGCCGCGAAACATCTACGCCGTCGGCGGCAAGCAGGCGAAGAACCTGCCGTTCTCAAGCTGCCACATGGAGCTGGACACCCAGCACATCGTGCGCGAGAGCGGCTATCACGAGTTCCCGTGCATGGTGCCGCGCTGGTCGCGCCTGCCATCCTCGTCCTACGCCACGGGCCCGATGAGCGATGCGCTGCCGGACGTGCGCACGCTCAACGAGATGGTCAAGTGGGATCTGATGGGCAGCGAGACCGTGATCGCGCCGCCGATGATCGCCGAGGACGACGGTGTCCTGAACCCGCGCAACATCAAGATGGGCCCGCGCAAGATCATCGTGGCCAACAGCGTCGACAGCATGAAGCCACTGGTGACCGGGGCCCGGGTGGACATCGCCGAGGTCAAGATCGCCCGGCTGCAGGGCAACATCCGCAAGATGCTGCTGGCCGACCAGCTGCCGCCGGCGGACGGCCCGGTCAAGACGGCCTATGAGTGGTCGGTGCGCGTCGATGCGATGCGCAAGATGCTGGGCCCGATGTTCGGTCGCTTCCAGGCCGAGTGGCTGCAGACCATGATCGAGCGCACCTTCGGGATCACCTGGCGCGCGAACATCGAGAGCGGCTTCCGCCTGGTCGGCAGGCCGCCGGACACGCTGCTCAGCCGCAACTTCACCGTGCGCTTCATGTCGCCGCTGGCGCGCGCCCAGCGCCTGGACGACGTCGCCGCGATGGACCGCTTCGAGATCGATCTGGGCAACCAGGTCGCCGCCGGCCTGACCGATGCGGCCGACATCTACGCCTGGGACGATGCGCGCCGCGAGAAGTCGCAGCTGCTGGGCGTGCCGCAGAAGCTGATCCTCGATCCCCGCGCACTGGCCAAGGTCCGCAAGGACCGCGCAGATGCGGCGCAGGCCCAGCAGCAGAACGCTCTTGCGGTCAATGGCCAGGTCGCCACCCAGGACGCGATGGCCCAACGCATGGCCACGGCCGCATAGGAGAAATCATGGCAACCCTCGTATCAGCTCTCGACGTCGAGTTCACCCCGCCGGCGGCGGCTCCATTCAACGTGCAGGCCACAGGCGGCAACGCCAGCCTGCTGCGCAAGAACACGGCAGGCGCAGCCTGGGCGCTCATCACGTCCACGCTTAACGGCTCGGCGATCGTTGACAACCCTGTCGCCGGAGCCGTCTACAAGTTCACCGCCACCGGCGGAGCGCCCATCGTCCAGGCTGACCAATGAGTCTTCGGCCAGCTATCCGCTCGCCGTTGTCTCGGGCGATGCGTTCGCCTCTGAATCGCCAGAGGCGCGCCGCCGCGTTCAATCCTGCATCGCTGTTCGCCGGAGGCATCGGTGGTGGGTTCTGGGACTTGTCCGATGCATCGACGCTGTTCAGCGATGCGGCTCGCACCGCGCCTGCGGCGTTGAATGGTCCGGTGGTCGGAGTCGCTGATTTGTCTGGGAATGGGCGGCACCTGTCCACCCCATCCGCGACGATCCTGCGGCGAGCCGGGTTTGTCGAGTTCCCGGGTGGTGTCTACGGATTTGGCAGCGACACCGGACAAACCGGAAGCGCAAACGGTTGGACGGCTGTTTGTGCATTTCGGCCATCCACCGTCCCCACCACCGCTTATCAGATTGATTCGACTGTTGGCGGTGCGCGAGTTGGCCAGCCGGTTGTGTCTTTCACGGACACCGCCGCCTCCGCAGGGTTCTTCGCGGGGGTTCAGAAAACCGCTGGCGCTGCTGGCATTGTGGTGGTTGGTTCGGATGTTGTAATCACCTCAACAACAACCCCAACCGCGATCACGATGCGTGCGAACAAAGCGCAGATCGCTCAGCTCACCTATGCAGCCGAAACACCTGACAGCAGTGCAGTTGGGAGGATCGGGTTAGGGTCGGGATGGAACAATACCGCTTCACAGCAGTACAGCCCATACGCAGGTCGCATGTATGCCGCCCTGTTCATCAACCGTGTGCTGACAGCACGGGAGATTGCAGACCTGGAAGCGTGGATGTCTTTGAAGGCCGGATTGGCGGCCAGCGGGCTCGGTATCGACATGGATGGTGACGGCCTTCTCGACACGCTGCTGACAGCTCCCGGCGCGGTGCCAGCCGTCAGCATCGATGCAGACAGCGTGAACATCGATATTGACGGGGATGGCGACACGGACGTGCAGGTGCCGATTCCATGACCGAGGCGACCGAGCTGGATGAAGATGGTCAACGCGAGCACCTGTCCCGCCTGTATCACGAGCTGTTCGAGGACGATAAACGCGGCCAGACCGTCTTCGAAGACCTGTACCGCCGCTTCGCCGCGCACGCCAAGGTGCACACCAGCGGCGGCATAGATGCGGTGCTGCGGACCTACCAGGGCGCCGCGCACCGCGAGGTGATCGAGTACATCGTGACGATGGTCAACCGCCACAAGGGCGTCATCGATGAGCCGGTCGACGCGCCACCCACACCACCAGACCAGAGGATGCTATGAACACTGCCGTCGTCGTCGCTGCCCCCGCCGCCGCTCCCGCTCCCGCCGCTGACCAGACCGCCGCCCCGGCAGCTGCACCAGCTGCAGCCCCGGCGGCTGCTCCTGCTCCTGCCGCTGCGCCGGCGCCCGAGTCGCTGTTCCAGGCTGAGGCACCCGCGGCTGCACCGGCCGCCGCTCCTGCGCCAGCAGCTGCCGGCGACATGCCTGCCTGGCTGCCAGAGAAGTTCCGCGTGATGGGCGCCGATGGCAAGCTCGATCTGGACGCCAGCAGCCAGAAGCTGGCAGCGAGCTACGCCGCGGCCCAGTCGCGCATCGGCACCGGCGACATCCCACCAGCCACGGCGGCCGACTACAAGACCAATCTGCCCGAGCAGTTCAAGGACGTGCAGATGGACGAGGCGCTGTCGACGGCGTTTCGGGAGCGGGCCCACAAGGCCGGCCTCACGCAGTCCCAGTTCGATTTCGTCATGGGCGAATACTTCGAGCTGGTGCCAAGCGTGCTCGACGGTGCGGCCAAGCACACGGCTGCCACGGCGCGGGAGAAGCTGCAGGAGGTGTGGCGCGACCCGGGCCAGTACGAGGCGGAAATGAAGCGCGGCCAGACCGCCTTCAACAAGCTCCCGGAGCAGCTCAAGGCCGAGATCATGGTCAGCGGCATGGGCGCCAATCCGATGGTCGCTCAGATGCTGGCCCACTTCGGCCGCGAGTACCGCGAGGACAGCCCGCCGGCGCATGGCGCACCGAACACCGCCTCCGGCACGGCCGAGGAGTTGATGAAGCATCCGGCCTATCGCGACCCGAAGCACCCGGAGCACGCCGCGATCAGCGCCAAGGTGCAGGACGCCTTCCGCCGAACGCATGGAGACAGCCCCGTCGCGGGCTGACGACTGATGTCAAACAGCCGGGAAACCTGACACCCGGCGGTCTGACACTTCGACCCCATCAGGCCCGCATGGCGCGCGGACACCCTGTCATAGCCCGAGCGGAGCGTCGAGGAAGCCAGACGCGAAGCCGTAACTGCAGGCCCGGCATGGCCGGACAACCTGATCCCAAGGCTGATTCATCACCTTCATGGAGATCAGGACATGTCCACCATCCCGCAGTATTTCGTCACGCAATGGGACTCGGCCATCCGGACCGAGGCCTCGCAAAAGGAAAGCCGTTTCCAAACCGCCGTCACCGACCGCGGCTCGATCGTTGGCGAATCCTTCACCATCAACTTCCTGGGCGACGACGGCGGTCTGCTCGATCCCAACACCGTGCGCCACGGCGACACGGTCTGGGAGCTGGAGAACCACCAGGCCCGCATCAGCAACATGGCCGACTTCTACCGGGCCACGCCGCTGGATCGCAACGACATCCCGAAGATGCTGGTCAATCCGGTGACCGGCGGCGACTACATGCGCAACATGATGTCGCGAAAGAACCGCCGCATCGACGACATCATCTATCGCGCCGCGCGAGGCAACCAGCTGCTCAAGGACGGCTCCAACGTCCCGCTGCCGGCCACGCAGAAGATCGCCGTCGGCGGCACGGCTTTCACCAAGGGAAAGCTAATCGCGGCCCGCAAGATCTTCCGCCGCAACGAGGCGGACGGCCACGCCGGCGAGGAGCTGAACATCGCCTACAACGATGAGATGCTGGAGGACATCCTGTCCGACACCACGCTCACGAGCGTGGACGTCCTGGCCGTGAAGATGCTCCAGGAGGGCGACGTCTCGCGCAAGTGGATGGGCTTCAACTGGATCCCGTACAACGGCATCGAGTTCACCGCGGCGACGTACTACACGATCGCCTGGGCTAAGTCCGGCATCCACTTCGGCAAGGGCTACGAAGAGGGCAACGTCACCCGCCGCGGTGACAAGAAGGACGCCTGGCAAGTCTCGATGGGCGCGTCGTATGGCGCCGGCCGTCAGGACGAGAAGAAGGTGGTCGAGATCGCCTTCCAGTAATCAGCAACGGCACAAGGAGAACACACCATGCCTGAATTCAATTCCCGGGCCGCCGCGCTGATTGCAGCGGGTAGCAAGGCCCTCAACACCACGCACGGCAAGAAGCGCACGGCCGTGATCGTGTCCCCGGCAGTCGCGGCCTGGGCTGCGAACGACACGTTGGCCGGCGGGATCCTGATCCCGAAGGGCTCGCGCTTCTGCGCCTCGAACTTCGTCTCCAGCGCCGCCATGGGTGCCGGCGTCCTGCTGAGCGTGGGCATCCGCAACTTCTACACGAAGGCTGCTATCGCCAGCGGTGGCGGTGGCAGCGGTATCGCCGCGGCCGTCGACGTGGCGGCTGCCGGCGTGAAGGCGCTGACTCCCGGCGTCCTGGTGGCCGGCGGCGTCGATTACGTGACGACGGAAGACGCGGAGATCTACGCGACGCTGGGCGCCGCGGCGGCGACGGCGAACGCCCAGATCCGCATCGAGGTGGACTACATCACCTACGACTGATCCGCTGATGCGGGCCTGAAATACCGGGGGGCCACTGTGCCCCCCGTTTTGCTGAGAGGTCCAGCCCATGGCCACGAAGGAATCGATCTGCTCCGCGGCGCTCCTGCTACTCGGTGACAAGCCGATCGCCAGCTTCACCGAGGGCACGCCGCGCGCGCAGATGTGCGCGAACCTGTACCCGCTGTCGAAGCTGGACACCTTGCGCGAGCATCCCTGGAACTGTGCGCAGCGGCGGGTGCTGCTGGCGCCGCTGACCGCGCCTCCGGCCTTCGACTGGAAGTTCCAATTCGCCATGCCGGGCGACTGGCTGCGCACGATCCAGGTCGGCCAGAACTGGACTGCCGGCGAGGACTACCTGATGGAGGGCGGCAGGCTGATGGCGAACACCAACGTGCTGCCGCTGGTCTACGTGGCCGACGTGACCGAGGGATTGTTCGACGCGCAGCTGGTCAACGTGATGGTCAAGCGCATGGAGATGGACCTGGCCTATCCGATCACCAAGAGCACCAGCCTCAAGGAGATGCTGACCCAGAAGTTCTACATGAAGGGCGTCGGCGTCCTGGCCAAGGCCAAGACCATCGACGGCCAGGAGAACCCGCCGCAGGACTGGAACGACAGCCCGTTCATCTCGGTGCGCGGCGGTTCCAGCTGGTGAGGTAGGCAATGCCAAAGCTGCAAACGAACACCACGAACTTCACCGGCGGCGAGCGCTCCCCAGGGCTGGACGGTCGCGTCGACCTGGCGCGCTACAACGCCAGCGCCAGCCTGCTGCAGAACTGCGTCGTGCTGCGTCAGGGCGGCGCCACGGCCAGGCCCTCGCGGGACTTCAAGGGTGAAGTCAAGGACAGCAACCAAACGCCGCGGCTGCTGGAATTCATCTACAACCGCTCGACGGCCTACGTGCTGGAGTTCGGCCACCTCTACATGCGGGTTTGGAAGAACGGGGTGCGGATCGAGTCGTCGCCCGGCGTGCCGTTCGAGATCGCGTCGCCGTACACCCAGGTCCAGATCGCGACCGTGGACTATGTGCATGGCGGCGACACCATGGTCATGACGCACCCGGAGGTGCCGGTGCAGCGGCTGCTGCGTTTCGGGGACGCGAGCTGGCGCATCGAGCCTGCACCGTTCAATCCGCCGGCCCAGTCCGAAATCGGGCACCGGGACGCGGCGGTCAACCTGACGATCAGCAGCGTGGCTATCGGCGCCGGCCGGACCATCACGGCCAGCGCGGCATTCTTCCTGCCCGCCGACGTGGGCCGCATCGTTTCCTGGGGCTCCGGCGCAGCGCTGATCACGGCCTACGGCTCGGCCACCGTGGTGACGGCGACGGTGACGTCCACGATGCCCAGCGCCGCAATCGCCGGCCCGAACTGGTTGCTGGAGGGATCGCCGCAGGCCTCCATCACGCCCAGCGCTAAGGATCCGCTGGGCGCGACCATCACGCTGACCTTGGACATCGCCGGCTGGCGGGCCACCGATGTCGGCCGCTATGTCGACATCAATGGCGGGGTGGTGCTGATCACCGCCTTCACCAGCAGCACCGTCGTGGACGCGGTCATCAAGGAGGTGCTGCTGGACGTCGTTGCTGTGCCGGCCGACGCCTGGGTGCTGCGCGGCAGCGCCTGGAACGACGTCGACGGCTACCCGACAACCTGCACCTTCTACCAGCAGCGCCTGTGGCTGGCCGGCACGCGCAAGTACCCGCTCACGATATGGGGCTCGCGCACGGCGCTGTACTACGACTTCACGCCAGGCACGCAGGACGACTCGGCCGTCGCCAAGACGATCGACAGCGATGAATCCACGCCGATCAGCTACCTGGCCAGCGCGTGGGCACTGCTGATCCTGACGGCCAATGCCGAGTTTGACGCGCGCGGCGGCATCGAGAAGCCGATCACGCAGGCGAACTGCCAGATCAACAAGCGCAGCGCCTATGGCTGCGACCTGGTCAGGCCCACGGACGCCGGCAAGGACATCGTCGTCGTGGAGCGCGGCGGCACGGCGGTGCGGGTCATCACCAAGGCCGACTACGAGGGCTTCGACAGCCGCGACGTTTCGGTCTGGTCTGACCACCTCTTCACCCACGGCGTGCGCTCGATGGCCTGGGAGAAGCGCCCGCAGCAGGTCGTGTGGATCGCCGCCGGCGACGGCTCCCTTGTGGCGCTGACCTACAGCAGCGAGCAGGATGTCGTCTCGTTCTGCAGCGGCAATGCCTCCGGCTTCGTGGAGTGGCTGGTCTCGGTGCCCGATGGTCCGGTCGACGCGACCTATGCGCTGGTGCGCTACACGATCAACGGTGCGACCAGGCGCTACATCGAGCGCCTGAACTGGTCCGTCTACCCGGGGCAGGATTCGCGGGTGCTGCAGACGCTGGGCGTTGCGCAGACGGCGTGGGGCGGCTTCGCCCACCTAGAAGGGCAGACGGTCAGCATGCTGGCCGACGGCATCTATGTCGGCACCTCGCTGGTGGTCGGCGGCGTCGTGACCGTGCCGCGGCCGGCCGCGACGCTGGCGGCTGGCCTGCCATACACCGCCCGGATCAAGCTGGACGCGCCCGAGGTCGGCACCGGTACCGGCACCTCGCAGGGTCAGTCGATGAGCACGCACGAGGTCACCGTGCGGCTGCGCGACACGATCGGCTCGAAGATGAACGGCCAGTACATCGACCCTCGAACCTTCGAGCCGATCCCGCTGGATCAGGCCCCGGTGCCGACCAGCGGCCTGCGTAAGGCCTCGGATTTCGGCTGGGCCGAGGGCGAGTCTCCGATCGTGCTGGAGCAGGACCAGCCCTATCCGTTCACGGTGCTTGCCGTGATCCGCGACATGACGGTCAACCAGGGCTGATGCCGTGATCCGCGAAGCCACTCTCGAAGACATCCCGGCGCTGCTGGCGCTCGGACAGCGGATGGCGTCGGAGTCGCCGCGCTTCTCGAAGCTCGCCTTCAGCGATGAGAAGCTGACCGCCACGCTGACCGATGTGATCCGCTCGCCACGCGGCTTCCTGTGGGTGGCCGAGGAAGAGGCCGAGCTGCTCGGCGTCATGGTGGCGATCGTGCACCCGCACTGGTTCAGCGACGACCTGATCGCCTCAGACCTGGCGCTGTTCGTCTACCAGCACGCCCGCGGCGGCATGGCGGCGGCCCGCCTGGTCAAGCAATACAAGGCCTGGGCGCGCGAGAGCGGGGCCGTGCTGGTCCAGGCCGGCGTGTCGACGGGGCTGGGCACCGAAACAACCGCCGGGCTCTACGAGCGCATGGGCTTCGAGCGCTGCGGCGTGATTCTGGATTTGGAGGCATGAATGTGCACAGGCATGGAACTGATGGCGGTGGGGCAGGGGGTCAACGCGGCATCGTCGCTGTTCCAGGGCTCGGCCGAGAACGCGATGGCCAAGGCCAATGCTGCCGGGGAGCGCGCCGCTGCGACCCAGCAAGTCGGGAACATCCTCAAGGCCACGGAGCAGCGCCGCGGAGCGGCACGTGCAGCCACGGCAGCCAGCGGCACGGTGGTCGATGAGTTCAGCCTGGGCAACGAGCAGGAGATCGTCCAGGCCGGCGAGACGGATGCCGCCATGACGCTGCTGACCGGCGAGCGCAATGCCCGGTCCTACGAGATGCAGGGCAAGCTGGCGAAGGCCAACGCCGGCATGAGCGCGGCGAGCTCGCTGTTCAAGGCTTCCTCATCGCTCGGCAAGGGCTGGACCGGCGCGAAGGGCGACTCCTACAGCTACAACGACGACGCGAGCGGGACGAAGTATTCCGCCACCGGCGCCGATATCCGGGCGCGGAGGTAAAAGCATGGCGCAGATCCCAGGAGCAGAAGGTCTCGGCAACGTCATCGCGCAGCCGCAGCGCTTGCCGGTGGGCCTGCCGGCGGGTGCGTTCGGTGCACAGGTAGGCCAGACGCTGGAACAGGTCGGCCACGGCCAGATGCTCGAGGAGCAGCAGGCCGCCCGCGAGGCCGAGGCGCAGCGCAAGGCGGCCGACAAGGCGCGCGCGCTGTCCGAGCTGCAGATCGCGCAGGACGACCTGGCCGCGATGAATGACGAGGTCGCGCAGGGCGTGGCGACCGGCCAGGTCGAGAAGGGCCAGGCCGGCGATGAATGGAAGCGGCGTGCTGGCGAGCGCGTGTCTGCCGCGATGGAGAACATGCCGGCGGACTACCGGGAGCTGGGCCAGCGCGAGCTCAACGCCCGCGCCAACCGCTTCGGCCGCAACGTGCAGAAGGCGGTCGTCGATCGCGACCAGGCCGACGTGCGCTCCGGAATCGACCAGACCCTGGAATACGCCGGCCGCATGTACGCGCGCGGCGAGCGCGGCCCGGCCGATGCGATGGTGCAGCAGACGCTGGAGCAGCTGGGCCCGTTCTCCGGCCTCGCGCCGGACCAGATCACGAAGAAGGGTCAGGCCTACAAGGAGGGCTCGCGCTTCACCTATGGCTACGAGCTGGTGAACGGTGCGAAGCGCGATAACGCGGCGCTGGACAAGGTCGAGAAGCAGCTGGGCGGCGAAGAGTTCGCCAACATGGACCCGCAGCGCAAGGCGCAGCTGATGACGACGGTGGAGGGCTACCGGGTCGCGAACATCCAGCGCGCCGAGGTGGCCGAGCGCCGGCGCCAGGCCGCCGCTGATCATCAGCTCAAGGTGGCAGAGTCCTCGTTCAACGCTGCGTCGCTGCTGGTGAACCAGGGCAAGGTGCTCACGCCCGAATATGTCGACCAGGTCGCCAAGGCCACGGCCGGCACGCCCTACGGTCCGGCGTTCGCCGAGTCGATCAAGGAAGCGCCGGCCAAGACAGCCTTCGGCTCCTTGCCGCTGCCCGCCCAGCAGCAGACCCTGCTCGAGCTGCGCGGCCGGCTGAACCAAGCCGGCACCGACCCGAAGATCGAGAAGCGGATCGGCGAGCTGGAGACGATCTACAAGCAGTCGGTGCAGGACTACACCGCCGACCCGCTGCCGGCGGCGCTGGAGCGCGGGATCATCCAGAAGATCGAGCCGATCAACACCAGCAGCCTGCCGGCGGTGGTGCAGACGCTCGGCGCTCGCGTCACCCAGGCCCAGCTTGTCCAGCAGCAGACCGGCGCCGCGGTGTCGCCGCTGATCCAGCGCGAGGCAGAACAGGTCGGCGAGCTAATCAACGTGTTGCCGGTGAAGCAGCGCGCGGACGCAATCGGCCAGCTGACCGAGGTGATGGGCGGCGCCAATGCGCAGGCGCTGGCCCGGCAGATCTCGCAGAAGGACAAGGCGCTGGGCCTGGCCTTCGCCGCCGGCGCCGCCAGGACAACTTCAGGCCGCTACACCTCGGAGCTGATCCTGCGCGGCGCCCAGGCCATCAAGGACAAGACCATCAAGGCCGACGACACCAAGGCCATCGGCTGGCGCGCGGAGATCGCCAGCGCGGTCGGGGACGCCTACAGCAGCGAGCAACTGCGCGAGGCGGCGATCGAGTCGGCCTACCTGGTGCGCGCTGGCCTAGAGTCCGAAGGCGGTGGCTCCAACTCCAACGCGATCAACCTCGCCACCGGTGGCATCGCCGACCGCAACGGCAAGAAGGTCCCGCTGCCCTACGGCATGAAGGAGGACGCCTTCGGAGAGAAGCTGAAGCAGCTGACGCCAGCGAACCTCACGAAACCCGCGGAACAGGTCTTCGTTGCCGGCAAGCCGATGCCGGTGGTCGACTTCCTGGCCCGCATCCCGGACGCCCAGCTGGTCCACGCCGGCAAGAGCAAGTACGCCGTCATGGCAGCCGGCGGGCTGGCGACGGACGCGGCCGGCAAGCCCATCGTGATCGAGGTGCGCTGATGCTTGATGACGCCTACCAGACGGGAACCGACGCCGCGCTGCAGGACTTGGCCATGCGGCCGAAGCTGGCGCCAGTGCCGCAGCAGCGCTTCAGCGCCTGGCGCACGCTCACCGCCGCACCGCGCGGGGTGGTCGCGGCCGCCGGCGAGGCGATGGGCTCCACGGCCGATGTGATCCAGGCCTTCGGCGCATCGTCGGCGCTGACGCTGGAGTCCGACCCGGTCGCGATCGCTGCGCTGGGCCGCAAGAAGATCGAGGAGGGCAGGGTCGATGCCCAGCGGATGATCGCCAGCGGCGAGGCCATGACGAGCGAGATCGGCACCTCGTTGCGCGCCGGCGGCCAGTTCTACCAGCCGGACCCTGTGACGGCCCACGCCGCCGAGCGCCTGGTGTTCGACTTCGCGCGCGCCGGCTCCAAGGTCGTGGCGGGCAGCGTGGTGGCCGGCCCGTTCGGCATCGCCGCCGCCGGCCTCGAGGAGAGCATCACCCAGTCCGAGGCGCTTCGCCAGCAGGGCGTGGACATGCCGACCCGAACCATCGCCGGCGCGATCCAGGGAACGGCGCTGGCCGCCGGCGCTGCGATCCCGATGGCCGGCACCACGGCTCTCGGCACGGCCGGCCTGGTCATCGCCGGCGGCCCGGCCTCATTCATGGCCCAGCAGCAGGCCACGCGCTCGATCCTGGAGAACGCCGGATATGCCGAGATCGCCGGGCAGTACGACCCCTTCGACCCGGTGGGCCTGGCCGTCTCGACGCTGATCCCGGCGGGCTTCGGCGCCTACGGTCTGAGGGCCAGCCGGATGCGCGCCGCGGCTGAGGTGAAGGCAGCAGACGCCGCACGCATGGCTGCTCCTGAGCCACCCAGCGAACTGACGCCGGTGGCCGCCGCTGCGAAGGCAACAGCCAGCCAGGAGATGGTCGACGCCGCCCGGGTCTCGCTGATGGTGGAGCAGCGCCGCGCCGGCTCGCTGGCAGATCCTCACGACATCCAGGCCACGGCTCGAGACGCCAACGCCCTGACGCGCGCCGAGGAGCAGATGGCGCGGGGCGAGCGGGTCAACGTCACTGACCTGGCGCCGATCAACCCGCCGCGCGCCGTGTTCAGCGCCGTGGATCAGATGATCGCCGGCCTCGAGGAGACCCGGTCGGACCTGGTCGCGCGCGCCGCTGACCTGGCCGGGCCCGGCGAGATCCGCGCAGCCCGGCAGGAGCTGACCGAGACCCGCTCGCAGCGCCCGGACGACAGCGACGCGGCGACCCGCAACTTGGCCAAGACGATCCAGGAGGTCGAGGGCGTCAGCTACAAGACCGCGCTCGCCGACGCCAAGAAGACCATCGGCGGCCAGCTCGCAGACTGGGAGGCCCGGGTCGGCCGGCTGGAGCAGACCATCGAGCGCAACGCGCGCGCGCAGCAGGCGGTCCAGGAACTGCCGCGGGTGGATCAGCAGATCGCCGCCGCGCGCGAGGCCCCGGTGCTGGAAGCCCCCGCCGAGCCGCCTGCCGCGGCCGTCAGCGCGATGGAAAGGCTGGCGGCTGGCGACACCCCTGCAGCCATCAAAATCGCCCAGGAAGCGCTCGGCCGGCCTCCGGGTGAGATGCAGCCGCAGCAGGCGCTGCTGGCCCGGCCGCAAGGCGACGGCGCCCGCCCGGCTGGCGACGATGCAGCCCGAGTGGCCGAGTTGGAGCAGACCGCTCCGCACGCGCTGGATGCTCAGATCGCCACCGGCTGGAACGACAAGGGCGAGATCACCGAGCGCATGAGCGCGCGGGACTATCTGGCCGCGGTACAGCGAGCGGCCGCGGCGGAAACAGCGGACGCCGAGCTGCTGCAGGTCGCCGTGATGTGCGCGCTACGCGCCGGCTAGGTGCGAGATCACGCCGAAGCCGCCACCGATCAGGACGAGGACCGCCATGTACCGCCACCAGCTGCGCCAGGCGAACCAGCCGTGCTTCCAGTTGCCGGTGGCTGCGCCCACGATCAGCGGAACGATCAGCGACATCACCAGGATGGTGGTGGCGATCTTTAGAAACAGGAGCATGTCCGGATGAAGCCTCAATGCATTCAGGCCGTCAACGCGGCCGCGGGACGCGATCTTACGCCGGCCCAGATTCGCAACATCGACGACCGGATGAGCGCCAGCATGCGCCGGCTGGCCCGGGAGCAGGGCGCTGCCTGGCAGGGCAAGACGCAGGACGCCCGCATGCTGGAGGCCGCCCAGGCCGCGATCCAGGACATCCAGGGCGAGGCCGCGCGCAAGGTGGCGAACGCCCAGCGCCAGGTCCTGGCCACCGCCGCCACCGAGGAGCGTGTCGCCACGATGGGCCGGCTCTACCCGGACTCCGGCCGCTCCAACGCCACGGTGCGCGAGATGGAGACGACCGGCTGGTACATCGACGGCATCAAGCGCGAGAGCGTCACCGGGCTGATGGATGCGATCGAAGCCGCGGGGGATTCCAAGGGGCAGGGCCTGGGCCGGCGCGCGCTGATGTACTTGTTCGACGCCGAGAACCCTGCGATGACGCGCGACCTGGTCGCGGAGATCTTCAAGCAGGGCAAGGCCGGCACCGGCAACCCGGTGGCGATCGCCGGCGCGCAGGCCTGGCTGAACACCATCGAGAACATGCGCCAGCGCTTCAACGGCGCCGGCGGCGACGTGGGCCGGCTGGACTACGGCTACCTGCCGCAGCCGCACGACACGGCACGCGTGCGCGGCAAGGGCCGGGACGCCTACGCCAACGAGGTGCTGCCGCTGCTGGACCGTTCGCGCTATCTCCGCGAGGACGGCGCGCGCATGTCGGACGCCGAGGTGCTGGACTTCCTGCGGGCGAGCTGGGACACGGTTGCCTCGGACGGCCTGAACAAGATGCAGCCGGGCATCAGCCAGGGCAGCGGCGCCCGTTCCAACGCCGGCAGCGAGTCGCGCCAGATCCACTTCAAGGACGGCGACGCCTATCTGCAGTACATGGGCGACTTCGGCGCCGGCACGATCTACGACAGCATGATCGGCCACGTCGGCGGCATGGCCCGGGACATCGGCCTGGTGGAGCGCTACGGCCCGAACCCGAACGCGCAGATGCGCCTGCAGATCGACCTGGCCAAGCAGGCGGACGGCGGCCTCAAGCGCATCATGGGCAACACGCCCGAGGCCTATTGGAAGGTGCTCAGCGGCACGGCGGCCAGCCCTGAGTCGGCCCGCATGGCCCAGATCGGCCAGACCATGCGCAACATCGAGGTGTTCGGCAAGCTGGCAGGCGCTGTCATCCAGTCGCTGACCGACATGGGCACCTACTTCGTGACCACTGGCTACAACAAGCTGCCCTACTGGGACGCGCTGGCCAACATCCGCCGCAGCATGGATGCCGATACGCGGCAGTTCCTGAACGCGCACGCCGTCATGGCGGACTCGATGATCAGCGATCTGAATCGATGGAGCGGCGACAACGTCCGGCACAACTGGAGCGGCCGGCTGTCGAACGTGACGATGCGGCTGTCGCTGATGAACGCATGGACGGACACGCTGCGCCGCGGCTTCAGCCTGACGATGATGCAGGGCCTGGCCCGCATGTCGGACAAGCGCTGGGCCGACCTGACCGAGTGGGACCGCTCGCACCTCCAGCGCAAGGGCCTGACCGAGGCGGACTGGGGTGTCGTGACCCAGGCCCAGCTGACGCCGTTCCGCGGCATGGACCACCTGACGCCGGAGGCGATCATGGCCAGCGGCGATCCGCGCGCGCACGAAGTGGTCAGCAAGGTGCTGGGCCTGATCACGGACGAGACGGAATATGCCGTCCTCAACCCGGACATCGCCACCAAGGCGATCCAGAGTTGGGGCGGCACGCAGGCCGGCACGGTCCAGGGCGAGCTCGCCCGCTCGGTCATGCAGTTCAAGAGTTTCCCGATCGCGATGATCAGCCGGCACTGGCGCCGCATGCTTGAATCACCGAGTCATCTTGAGGGCGCGCCAATGATGGCGGATCGCCGGGTCTACACCGCCGCGCTGCTGACCAGCCTGACGGCGCTGGGCGGGATCGCCTTCCAGAATAAGCAGCTGGTGGCCGGCAAGGACCCGGTCGACATGACCACGGGCAAGTTCTGGCTCAAGGCCTTCACGATGGGCGGCGGCGCTGGCTTCCTCGGCGATGTGCTGCTGCGCGACAGCACCGACGACATGACGGCGCAGCAGGGACTGTTCGAGCTGCTGGGTCCAACGGCCGGCAGCGTGGCTGCGCTGTACGACCTGACCAAGGGCAACATCGACCAGGCCGCCGCCGGCAAGGACACGCACATCGGAGCCGAGTCGGTGCGCTTCGCCCGCGGCCACCTCCCGCTGCTGAACCTCTGGTACGCCAAGCGCGCGATCGATGGCATGGGCCTGCACGCGCTGCAGGAAAACATGAGCCCCGGCTACCTCGGCCGAATGAAGCAGCGGGCGCAGCGCGAATGGCACCAGGGCATGTTCTGGGAGCCGGGCGAGGCATTGCCGTCCCGGGCGCCCAGCTTCGAGGACATCGCAGGAGCACAGTGATGAGGCAAGACCAGTACGAACGACTGCAGGCCCTCGAAGAGGAGCTGATGGATGTGTTCCTGTTCGAGGCCGACCCAGCCAAGTGGCCGGGCCACGGCATCGAGCCCAACGCCATGGACAAGCAAACCCGCGGCGACCGCTACTGGTGCAAGAAGAACCCGGCCGCCACGCTGATGATCGTGACCAAGGTGCAGGCCCTGGTATGCCAGACCCAGCACTTCGGCGACACGACGCTTGCCGGCAACCCTAGCGCCGAGGAGCAGGAGGCCGAGGGCGAGCTGGACAAGAGCATCGCGGCGGCAGAGCGCGAGGCCGCGCGGCTGATGAGCAAGATGCAGGGGAGCAGCAAGGAAGCGTTCGACCGCCGCGTCCATGGCAAACCGTGATGTCAATTTTCTGACCTTCTTCGTCATGTGGGCCCGCGTGCAGGGCTGGACGATTCCGCTGCTGCATGTCCGGATCTGCAACTGGCTGGAGACGACCGACGACCACGAGCGCGTGATGATGGTGTTCCGCGGGGCGGCGAAGTCCACCATCTATGCGGTCTACAAGGCCTGGCGCCTGTACCGCGACCGCACGCACCGCTCGCTGGTGTGGTCCGCCGATGGGCCGACTGCCGGGATGCTGACGGCCGACGTCATCAACGTGCTGCGCAACCATCCGCTGTGCGGCGGAATCCTGCCGCGCCGGCCGGGCGCCAAGCGGTTCTGGGTCAACGGTGCGAAGGACGCGCGTAACGCCTCGATGCGGGCCAATGGCGTGACCAGCAACGCTACCGCCGCCCGCGCCGACGCCGTCGACTTCGACGACATCGAGGTGCCCGGCAACATCGAAACGCCGGAGGCCCGGCTGAAGCTGCGCCAGCGCATCAGCGAATCAACCCACATCGCCGTGCCCGGCGCCCAGAAGACCTACATCGGCACGCCCCACACCCACGACTCGATCTACCCGGAGCAGATCGCAGGAGGTGCAGCCGTGCTCAAGATCTCGCTCTTCGCCCACTCGGTCCGCTACGAGGAGAAGACGAGCTCCCGCACGCGCTACCCGTTCCCGCACCCGATCGGCCCGGACGGGCTGTACGTGATGGCCGGGATCCACAAGCAGGCCCGGCTGCTGACCGAGGGAATCCACTTCCAATTCAAGAACGGCGCGGTGATCTTCCCGGTGCCGCCCGGTGCGGTGATCGACATCGCCTCGATGTGCGCCTGGCCGGAACGCTTCACCCGGACCGAGATCGAGATCCGCCGCAAGGAGACCCGCACCTTCAATGCCTGGGACTCGCAGTACATGCTGGAGGCTAAGCCGTTGACCGAGGTGCGGCTGGATCCGGACAAGCTGATCGCATACGAGGTGGAGCCGGTGCTGAAGACGGCCAACAAGGTCGTCTCGATGTGGTTGGGCTCGGCGCAGATCGTCGGCTGCTCCTGCAAGTGGGATCCATCAGGCGGGAAGCTCTACTCCGACGTGTCGTCGCTGTCGGTGGTGTTCCAGGACGCCATCGGCAACAGCTACTGGCACCGCGCCGCGCATTTGACCGGCGAGGTGGCCGAGTTCACCGACGACGGGAAGACCATCATCGGCGGCCAGGTGCACCAGCTGGTCGCGCTGATCCGCCAGCTGCACATCCCGAAGGTCATCGTCGAGACGAACGGCGCCGGCACTTTTGCGCCGGCCGTGCTGCGCGCCGCGATCAAGCAGGCCAGGCTGAAGCATCACGTCGGTGTCACGGCCAAGCACGAGACGATCAACAAGAACAAGCGAATCATGGAGGCCATCGAGGGGCCGCTGACGTCCGGCAAGCTCTGGGCGCATACCACGGTGCTGGAGGGCCCGGCCTACGACACGCTGCGCAGCTTCAACCCGGCGATCACCCGGCAGCCAGACGACGATCCGGACTCGCTGGCCGGCGCGCTGATGGAAGCACCGGAGCGCATCGGCTCCCAAACAGCCGGGAAACCTGACCCCGACCGACCGGAGGATTGGCGCCCAAGCAGCGGGGTATACGAGGCCACGCTGGAAGCCTGAGCGGCGCCGCGGCCGCTCGCACTTTGCGAGAGGCCCGCCAATGGCATCCATCATCGACCAGCAACCGTTCACCCAGCACACCGGCAACGGGGTCACCACGGTCTTCGCCTACGAGTTCCAGTTGCTCGCGGCCAGCGACTTGGTCGTGTCAATCGATGACGTCGTCGTGCCGCCTTCCCAATTCGTCCTGGTCGGCGTCGGCAATCAGTCCGGCGGCACCGTCACCTTCAACACGGCGCCGTCCAATCATGCCGATGTCCTCCTGAGTCGCGAGCTTCTGCTGGAGCGCGACACGGACTATCAGGAGCGGGGCGACTTGCTGTCGGCGACGCTGGACAACGACTTCAATCGGATCTGGCAGGTGCTGCAGGGTCAGCGTGCGTCGATCAACGGGGTGCTTCGATTCCCATATCCAGAGGTTTCGCAGGAACTTCCGGACGCTGCAGCGCGCGCCAACACGCAGCTACTGTTCGACAGCAATGGCCAGGCCTATGTGGCGGCGCCGATCAGCGGGTCGGTCGCCGATGTCCTGCTGCAGCTGATCAACACCACCGACCCCACCAAGGGCGACGCCATGGTCGGCGTCAAACAGCCGTTCCCAGGAGCAGTCGGGCGAACGCAGCATGATAAGAATGCCGAGTGGGTCAGCGTCACAGACTTCACCGGCACAGACACTGAGAAAGTCCAAGCCGCACACAACGCTTCGCTCTATGTTCGATATCCGGCTGGCGGATTGACACTCACTGGAAAAATTCAGGTTCGTGTTGGCACCCATATGTATGGCGACTCAGCCGGTTCAACCGTCATCTATCTGGCCGGAGACATGGCCGGCACTGAAGACGCTGTGTTCGAGGTCATCGTCACGGCGGCAAACTTCCTGACTCAGCAAGGCGGCATTGTTGTTCGGGACATTTTTATCAACGGCAACAGCAATTTCGGTCACGGGTTCTTGCTGCGCAACGTCCGCTTTCCGATCTTTGAGAACGTCTGGATCTTCAACTTTGAAGGTGCCGCGATTCTGTTCGATTATGTGGAGGAGGGTTTCTTCAACTTCCTCAATATCAATGGGTGCGGGCGCTCAAACGGTGGTGGCGCCAACGTCACCGCGAACACGCTCTATGGCCAGCTCACCTTCGACCGCACCGCTGCTGTCTTTGCGTCCAGCAATAACAACTTCCTACGGTTCAACGACTGCACCCTAGCAAACGGCAATTGCTCGGGTGATGTGATGATTAAGGGCGGCACGCCTAGCCGCATCTACTTCACTCGGACTCAATCGGAGATTTCTGGCGGCTCTATAGGCAATCGAGACTGGCTGATTGCAAATGGACAGGGCGGCATATTCTTCCTGCACAACAACGATGTTGTGAACTACCGCAACTTTATTGACCAAGGGCAGTATGTAGAAGTTCATAGCTCCGGCAACCGGGTAACTAACAGCACCAAGTTCTATCAGGGTCAAAATGGTACCGCCGCTCTCATCAGCATCGGAGATACGTCAGACGGAGCGCTCGACACAACATCAATTGGCCCCATCAGTTGTTTCGGGAGCGGGTTCGGCGCAGTGAATCATCAGTACATAAACAATGTGAGCATGATCGGCTGCGGAATGGCCAGCTACGTAAATTCCAATGTCGGCTCCGATCCTAAGTTGACGTTGATTGGCAATGGTGTTGGTGGCGACATGACCGTCAACAGCACGAACGAAAAACGTGTCGTTTCTGATAATCGAGTTGGCGGTGTGTTTGGGTTGGCCCATGACTACCAAGTTAATGCTGCAGCGGCGCTGACTCTTCCGCAGAACGCAACCGGAGTGACAGTCAACGGCAACACAGCCATAACGAGCATTTCCGCTGCTGGGTGCGCTGGCCGTCTTGTCGCGTTGATGTTCTCCGGATCGCCCATCGTTACGAGCGGAGGGAATCTCAACCTTGGGGGCAACTTCGTGGCGACTCCCGGCGACGTTCTGCTGATCGTCTCTGACGGGACGACTTGGTTCCGTGCTGCTGTCGGTGCTGTGAACTGATTGGGCGCAGGACTTCAGTGGCCGACCAGCGACAGAAGAGGCCGGCCTGGCCTGGGCCTGGCGCATAGAGCGTGCGGGGGATCTGCCAGAAACGGGGCGTTTGAGGCACTTGGCTCGTCCTCGCGGATGAGCCCTGTCTAGCGGGGTCTTTGCTCGGCTGCAACCTGTTCAAATGCCGCTTCTAACCCGTTGATTTATATTGCTCCGAATCAACGTTTTAAGAGCCTCTGTATCGGCTCAAAAAAGAGCCTAAATACATGATCAGCAACGGTAAATGCAGCATTCTCTTCGTCTGCCTGGGCAGCAGACCTCGCTCCTATGAGCGTTCATTCCGTGTTTACTATTCGCGCACTTGAGCAGCGTCAACCGACCTTCACCATGATCGGTTCGGCGCCACGTGGATCAGCGTAGAGAGCCGCCGATTTCTCGTCCAGGTGGCCCAGCAGATCCTTCGTGTCGACGCCGCCCTGGGCCTTGTAGAGGCGCTTGCAGAGGGATCGGATCTCATGGAACGTCGGCGCCCGGTCGTCTGGTATGCCGGCCAGCTTGCGCGCGTCGGTGAAGGCCCGGCTGATGCGATCCGGATGGATGGACGACCCGGTCGGTGCATTGCCCCAGCGCGTGACGTGGTGCAGCAGGAACGGGCTCAGCACGCCAGTGCGAACAGTGGATACATCGCCGACGCTGACGCCGACGACATCGAGGCGCAGCGCCAATGGAATAGCCACCATCACGCCGGTCTTCACGCGCTTGATCAGCATGTGGCCATCCTTCACGCAGGCGCGCGGCATGCTGGCGATCGTGGCGCGGTCCGCTCCGGTGACGAGTGCGATCATCATGGCCTGCTGTAGCCATTCTGAAACCTGGGGCGCCACTGCATAGATGGCTTTGAACTGCTCCAGCGTCAGGCGCTGGCGCTGGACGATCACCTCGGGCTTGCGCGTCGGGTCGGCCGGGTTGTAAGTCATTGCGCCGAGCTGCATGCCTCGATCGCAGAGGGCCTTGAGGCGCGAACGAAGGGCCTGCGCGGTGCGCTGCTTTCCTTCCCTCTCGGCGTCTTCGACCAGGTCGGCGCAGCGCCGCGTGTCGAGCTCGTCGCAGTTGATCGATCCCAGCGCGACCTTAATGCGCTTGTCCAGCGTGCGCATCGTCTTGGCTGTGTTCGCGTTGCTAGATTGAGGCATCTTCTCCAGCAGCTCGGCGAGCGTCATCCGGGTGCCGCCAGCGAGGCGATCAACCAGCGAGGGCTTCTGGTCGGCGACGAACTGATTGGCGGCCAGAGCCTCGTTCCTGGCCACGGCCAGCGGCACCTTGCCGATTGCCATCGATACGCCCGTGGTCGGATGGCGCCAGACGTAGTAGCCAGGGCGTGGCTCATAGAGCCCACGCGGCCACTCCCGCTTGCGCGCAGATCGTCTCGCTGCGTTCATGCCTCGTGGGCTTCCAGCTCCAGGCGCTCGACCAGCGATAGCCGCGGCTGCTGCGGATTGACTCGCCGGGCGTTCTGCTCGACGTAGTAGGTGCGGCCGACCTTCTCGGGCGTCGGGTAGATCTGGCCATCGCGCACCCATGCGCGCAGCACCCAGGCAGATGGCGCCGGGTCGTAGCGCGCGGCCGCCCATTCGATGAGCGTGATCTTCGGCTTGTTCATGGCTTCTTCTCCTCCGGCTCCCGCCGCGGCGCAGACGCCCCCTCGGCCGGCGCGATGCTTGTCTTGCAGACATGGTCCTGCGGGCAGTACAGCAGGCCGCCCATCGGCGACGGGACAGCGCAGCCGGACAGGATCAGGACGACGATGGCGGCGCGGATGTTCATTGCGGCATCAGCCAGGAGAGGACGAGCGCCACGTTCACCGCGATGGCTGCCAGGATCAGCAGCGTGCGCAGGATCTCGCGCCAGCGGGGGCGGGATGGGGTCATGTCATCTCCTCCCCAACAGCAGCAGCGGCTCGGACGATAGCGCGACGGACGGCCTTGCATGGGTCGCTGCCATCGTGCGGAACTTGCACGCTGCCTGCGTATGCGTATGACCACTCTGGGTGCTTTTGGCCGCCGCTTGTGTTGCCGACAGGTAGTCCCAGCTTTATCGCCAGCCGCAGCGCGTCGCCATCGTCGGTCAGCGGGTCCCAAAGCTCCCACTCACGCGGCTCGCCCGGGTAGGTGCACACATAAAACCAGTTGCGTTCATCAAGGCGCGTCTCGTCCCACCCCACAGCCTTCGCCGCCAGTTCCAGAAGTTCGCGGTCGGTCATGGCTTGCCACCGAAGTCTTCCTCGAAGACGTGAAAGACAAGGCCGCCGCCCGCCAGCTGGAAGGTGCCAACGTACCGCCCGACGTTGCT